TGTAAAAGAAATCGCAGACGAACTTGGCGAATCACCAAATGGAGTTCGAATGATATTAACTAAAGCAGGCGTTTATGTAAGAAAAACTCCAGCAGCTAAATCCTCAGGTGGATCTACTGGTGGCGGGCGAGTATCAGTAGCTGATGCTCAAGCAAGTCTTACTTCAGCATTGTCAGACGCAGGTCAAGAAGTTGATGAAGCTATTATCGGTAAACTAACTGGTAAAGCAGCAGTATACTTCAAAGGTATCGTAGAAGCATTAAATAATTAAGTAGTTGTAACTTAGTTTAGCCAAGGCATTGCAAGATGTCTTGGTTTTTTGCATTCTTTTTAAGTGACCTCTCAATTTAACAATTCAAAAGAGTTTTTGTTAGATTAAATTGGAGAAATAATGAAAAAAGAAGAGCTTAAGAAGAGACTCGACGACTCTGGTGATGCAATCATCACTTATAGAAGTCAAAACTCACGAAAATTAAAGTATAATGTTTGCACTAATGACTTTTCCACAGAATACATTCGTCAGAAAAGAAATAGAGCAAAAGAAGGACAGCATACAGTTTTGCTATTTTGTTGGGACACGGATTCTTATAGAATACTTGTGCCTGAAAATGTAACGAGTGTTGTACCTCTCAACCGAGTGATTAAGAATGATTGACCTCGATTCCCCCGCACCATACGAAAAAATAATACAACAAACAGAAGACGAACAGATTCGATTAGTAGTAAATGTATTTCGTGGAACAGAGTATATATCTCTACGAAAATATTATTTAGACTTTGACGAAGAATGGAAACCTACACGAAATGGAATCACTATGAAAGTTGACTTCGAAAATACTAGACGACTCTTCGAAGGTCTAGTAGATATTCTCTCCCTAGCGGAAAGTAAGTCTGTTTTAGAAGAACAATTTAAAGAACAACTAGACGAAATATACCTACCATAAAATATGAATTTTCAAAGACAAAGCACAAAAATAGGCATAGACTATGAAACTTTAGTGCAAACTCATAATCCACATTTCAAAGGCAAAAAGAAATTTACAGAAGTAGGAGTAGATGCAGACTTTCATTATTTGGAAGATGACACCCTATTTGTTATAGAGTGTAAAACTTATAATCAGCAAAGAACAGACTGTATAAAAAAAGCTATTGCAAATGCCTTTTGTATCAAACAACAGGATTCTGAATGTAAGTTTATACTATATCTCGGCGTAGAACCAAAACCAAATTTATCTGGAGCAAAAATGCTAGAAGCTGCCATACGGGGCGGTATAATAGATAGTGTGAAAGTTTTACCTTACGAAAAATAAATCTTGACAACAGCTTATAAATTTAGTATAATATCTATATGAAAAATTTAGAAGCACTAATAAATCGAGCAAGGATTGCTTATTATAATGGTAAACCTCTTATGTCAGACGAACTGTATGACAGAATGGAGGCTCAACTTGGTACATTGAATGATGTTGTGGGAGCAAAACAAGACCCACGCTCAGTAAGATGGACTCACGCCTTTCCAATGTATTCATTGCAAAAAGCATATACAATGGAAGATAGACCAGACTACGGTCAAGAACCTGTAGTAGTCACCCCCAAACTAGACGGAGCCGCAGTTGCTCTACAATACATATATGGCACATTGTCTTGTGCCTTAACTCGAGGAGACGGAAAAGAAGGTGTCGACATCACAGAAAAGATGCGACAACTTGTTCCTCGACATTTATTGCCCGCTCAGGACAAACACATATTACAAATTACTGGAGAAGTGGTCGCAGATAAGAACATAGAAAACTCAAGAAACTATGCAGCGGGTGCACTCAACTTAAAAGATATTGATGAGTTCAAAGAACGAGCAGGAAGTATGGAATTTATTGCATATAGCGTTCAGCCTTATCCTACAAATGATTATATAGAAGATATGAACTTCTTAAATCAGTGTGGGTTTGAGACTGCTATAGATAGTAATTATCCTATGTTTCCTCAAGATGGAGAAGTGTGGAGAATTATAGATAACAATGCTTTCGAAGAGTTAGGTTATACTTCTCACCATCCTCGTGGAGCATTTGCCAAGAAAACCAAACCAGCAGGAGTAGTAACAAAACTACTTGATGTTGTGTGGCAAGTTGGCAAGTCAGGAAACGTATCTCCAGTAGCAATTCTAGAACCTATTAATATAAATGGCGCAACAGTAAGTAGAGCAACTCTACATAATATAGCAATCATTGAAGGTCTTGGACTTGAAATCGGTTGTTCTGTTGAAGTAATAAGAGCAGGGGAAATCATTCCTCAAGTTATAGCGAGAGTAGATTAATGAGCTTAACAGTAGAAATATTTGGAAAAGATAACTGTCCATTTTGCGACAAAGCAAAAGCATTGGCGGAAAGAAAAGGGCACAGTTATACTTATAAAAGATTAGGAGAACACTTTGAAATGGGTTTCATTGCAGAGGAGTTTCCAGAGGCAAGAACATTCCCACAGATTAAAGTCAACGGGAATTATTGTGGAGGCTACACAGAGTATGAAACTCTAGTAGCAAAACTATGAGTTATTTAGTTATGAATGACAAACATGAGTATCATCAGTATTCACGAAATGCAAGAAGTGTAATAGTGTATAAGTATTTAGATGATAATTCATGGGGTTGTGAATACTACGAGAATCAACTTGTAGATGGAGAACATACAAAAGTATTCATAGCAGAGGAACGATATGAAGGAAAAGGAGAATGTTATGCAGAATCAGCTGCAGACAACTATGTATTTGGTATAAAGAATTTTGAAGAAAATCAAACCTAGACGAGCTACTCCTATGCCCGATAATCCGTGCAGGGATTGTAAATTCTACGATCCCGTGCACAATATTACTCCTACTCTCAGCGAAGGTTGGTGTAGAGTAAGCAAGTACACAGCATTTGTACTTTCAGAGGAAACTTGTAAAAAATGGGAATTAAAATAATACAATGGCTATTTCCACCTAAAAAGAAAAAAGAAACAAAACCGTTGACTAAATCACAAAAAATGAATGAAGAATTACGACAAGCATTCTTGAAGAATCGTAGTATAATGAAAAACAAATCTACTCATAGAGAATGGATGGCTAGACAAGGAAAAGCACAAACGGAATGAAAGAAGAAAAATTATTACAAGTTGCAAATCTATCCCCTAGTGAGGAAATGATTGAAAAAATTGTAGACGTACATCCAATGAAACAAGTAGCTATTATGTCAGTAGTACAAGTAGGTATGTTTGGATTTATGTTATTTAGTTTTTTCGTAATTGACTTAGTTGTAAGATGAAACATATAGGCTTTCCTTTGCCTACAGAAATGTTTCACCCTCATCAGTGCTTTTCTTTACCAAAAGAAGAAGCAATATGTGAGTTGCTAGAAATAAACTTAAAGTGCCACTCTTGTGGTAAACTTATAAAAAGACCTGTAAAAGAAAAACGAGAAGTTAACCCACAAATTAAAAGGTATTGGATGAAATGAAGTTAAAAGATAGAATACAAAAAAGATTAGATGTGTTAGAGTTTATGATGGATAATAATATTCATCTCGCAGATCCCAAAGGGTGTATGGAATATAGTCTAACTATTAGCAAATTTTGGGTAGTTCTTTCTGAAGAAGATAGAGATTTTATTCAAGGCTGTCAGTCCTCAATTGAAGAAGGCTGGGAATGGAAAAAATGAGTGGAGTATATAACCAAACATATTTTAATAACCGACCCGAAGAAAAAGAAAGAGAAGGTGTCCTCTATGGCGTCATTTTAGTCAACCAACGGACATTTGAACGTGAATGTATCAAGGTTGGAATCGCTAGTGGTAAAGACTGGCGACACGTAATCAAAAGAAGTCGTGGTTTTAAAGGGTATGATTTACGCATCCAGCGAACCTATCACGACACCATTTATCGGTGCTGGCAAATCGAGCAGGCACTTCACGAGAAGTTTAAACACGATAGCTATTCCCCAACTCAGAAATTTGGTGGGCATACAGAGTGCTTTAAAATTTCTTCTCTTATTTTATCCCAGTTCCCGAAAAATAATTCTTGACAAATGGTTCGCCGTTTGTTATAATATTATCATATTTTAGAGAAAGAGAATAAATGACAGAAATAATACCACCGACAAATTGCCCCGCTTGTAACAGCGTACTCGAATTTGTAGGTGACCAGTTATTTTGTCAGAATCCCTCTTGCTCTGCAAAATCTGCAAAGCGTCTTGAACACTTTGCAAAAACCTTAAAAATCAGAGGACTTGGTCCCTCAACTATTGAGAGACTTGGTCTTGAGGATTACAAAGATATTTATTCGTTAACCCAAGAAGAAATATCTTTTCTGTTGGATTCAGAGAAACTAGGTACGAAACTATACAATGAGATACAGAAATCAAAGAGTGTCGACCTTACAACTCTCCTTCCAGCTTTTTCGATACCGCTGATTGGCTCAAGTGCTTCAAATAAATTAGCGAAACACATCTCATCTTTAAGTGAGATAACCCCAGAGATATGTACAGAAGCAGGTCTGGGTCCGAAAGCGGCGTCGAATCTTATTGATTGGTTAGTAAACACTTTCCATTTCGAACAATACTATAACCTACCCTTTACTTTTACTTGCGAAAAACGAGCAGAGGTCACTAACACTGACACTAAGGGAATAGTTTGCATTACAGGAAAGTTAAAAAGCTATCCAACTAAAGCCGCCGCACAACAAGTATTAATAAAGAACGGCTATCTAGTAAAGGATAATCTCACAAAAGATGTAACTATCTTAGTTAATGAGAGTGGAATCGAAAGTACAAAAACCAAGAAAGCAGAAGAAATGGGTATAACAATAAACCAAAACTTAAAAGAACTTATTTAGGAAAATAAAATCATGGCATTACCAAAATGGACAGACGAAAGGACTCAATCTTTAACAGATTTCGTAGGAAGCGAGAGCCCAATATCCCAAGGAACAGTTGCAAATGCAGCCGAACACTTGGAAACATCAACCCGTTCAGTCTCAAGCAAATTGAGAAAGATGGGTTTTGACGTTGAACTAGCTTCAGCATCAGCAAGCAAGTCTTTTTCAGACGAGCAAGAAGCAACTTTACAAGCATTTGTTACAGACAACTCAGGTTCTTACACATATGCTGAAATTGCAAGCAACTTTGAAGGTGGACACTTCTCAGCTAAATCAATCCAAGGAAAAATTCTTTCTATGGAATTAACAGAGCATGTTAAACCTGCTCCTAAAGTTGAGACAGTTAGAACTTATACTCCTGAAGAAGAAGGCACATTTGTAGAGATGGTTAACGGTGGATCTTTCGTAGAAGAAATCGCTGACGCTCTTGGCAAATCTGTTAATTCAATCAGAGGTAAAGCTCTTTCACTTCTAAGAAGTGGCGAAATTAACGCTATTCCAAAGCAAAAAGAAACTAAAGGATCAAGCAAAGCTGACGTACTTGCTGATATCGATATTACTGACATGACTGTAGAGTCAATTGCAGATCAAATCGGTAAAACAGTAAGAGGCGTGAAAACTATGTTAACAAGACGTGGTTTACAGTGTGCTGATTACAACGGTGCAGCTAAAAAAGATATCGGTTAATCCGCAGTATTCAATTTAGTCGGTGGAGGCACTCTTGTGCCTCTGCCATTTTTAATTTTTGAGAGAGTTATACAGTGAATATTGCATCAGCGTTGTTAAAACAGATTATAGTTCAAAAAGATTTAGACACATGGTCTAAGTTAAAAGAACATTACCTCCCTGGTGAATATCAGTCAATATTCCGCATCCTTGATAAACACATAGACAATTATCAAGACCTCCCCCAGTTTGAAGATCTCCGATATGAAGTGCGAGATCGACAACTTTCCGAAAAAATATTCGCAATCGAATCAGTTGAAGTCGAAGTAGACGCATGGCTTTTACTTGATTATCTCAAAAATGAATATGCACAAGTAGAAATTCTAGATGAACTTGATACTTACATTGACAACACAGTTGCGATGGCTAGTGCAGAAGAAAACATAGAACAACTCCAAGAAATAGTATTAAGGGTAAGTGACAAGGTAGATGTCAAGCCACCCGAAGAAAGTATGCAGAGCATATCTTTATTCGAGGATGACAAAGAACTATCGAGGTATTTACCCTTAGGACTTAATAGTGAGTATGACTCACAGATTCAGTTCTCACCCAAAGACTTAGTGCTAGTTGGCGGGCGACGAGGAGCAGGTAAGTCCGTTACCTGTTGTAATTTAGCAGCAAATGTTTACGATTCAGGTCGTAGTGCTCTTTATTTCACTATAGAAATGGACAGCAGATCAATCCTTCAGAGGATTTGTTCTGTATCAACGAAAATACCATTAAAAAGACTACGCAGTAAAATGCTATCCGCTGAAGAGTGGAATCTAGTAGGCGGCTGGTGGGCAGGTAGATTTGACGGTGGACATGAATTGTTGCCAGAGTTTGTAAAAACACATGACTTTGATACATTTCATAAAAACCTAACAAAACTACCTCTCCACAAAGAAAAGCAATTGGATGTTATTTATGATCCAGCTTTAACTCTCTCAAAAATACAGTCAGAGCTAGATAAAAAAGTCAACCAACTTGATGTTGGTGTGGTTATTGTTGATTATCTAAACCAAGTCAAACGCCACAATGCACCAAGTCGTTCAGGTCAATATGATTGGACAGAACAGATTGAAGTCAGTAAGAAAATGAAATTATATGCTCAGGAGTATGAAACCTTATTCTTTGCCCCATACCAAACAGATGCTAGTGGAGAGGCTAGATTTGCAAAAGGTATACTTGATGCAGCAGACGCTGCTTATGCATTGGAGACTTGGGATCAACAAGATGAGTGTATGACTTTTAATTGTGTAAAAATGAGAAGCAACAGGATGGAAAGCTTCACAAGTGCAGTGGATTGGGAAACCTTGAAGATTGGTCCGCAGTCTGCACTAAATCCTAAAGAAAAAGAAAATATAGAAAACAGTATGAAAACAGGAGAAGATGTAGATGACATTTAGATGGCAACCATGGGTTTTAAGCCTATACATATACGGGGCATTTGACCCGTTAATTATAACTATCGCTGCATTATTAAATAGATTATGATTTTATATACTGAAGCACAATTAATGATTGCATATACTAGATATGTAAGAACACTAAAAGAAAGCAATATTCGTATTGCTCCGCCAACAATAGAGGAGTTTCGTGTGATTTACGAAACAGAACTCGAAGAACAACTATGGGATCAGTTAGATGACTAAAACAGAAAAAGCCGCATTACAAGAATCTGTATTACAGGTAGGCGCTGCTCTTGTTATTAACTTTCCACTACAAACATTCCTACTATGGTTATTCATAGAAAAATGGGGATGGACAAGTGCATTTTTGATATCACTAACAACTACTTTTATATTTACAGTAGTTGCATTGATACGAACATACATGATTCGTATGGAAATTGAGAAGAGACGTAGACATGGCTTATGGAGAAAAGTAAGAAATGGCGGCAGATAGAATCAGTAAGGAAACGGCAGAGTTAGTAGCTCTGCCTCCCTACACATGGGAAACACGATCAGTTAAATTTCTATTGAATCAGAAAAAGATTTATCAAAATATAGAACGAGTACCTATAAATCAACCACTATATGATAGTATTGAAAAACATGGTATTGAATCTCCTATATTATGTATGCCTAACTATTATCCAAT